GGTTATTCGCACGCGCGGCCTTCCGCTAGCGTCAGCCTCAAAACGCTCTAAAGCGTTGCGCCACAAGGGATCTCACTAAGACTCAAAATGAGATCCCCTACGGACAGTTCAATGGTGTTTAGTATTGGTTTAGAGAGATTAAACCGATTTAACTCTTGCTGGTCACGTTTAGCGAGTTCGCTTTAATCAGGGGCTGCACGAAGGCTGCAGTGACCCATGCGAGCAAGAGCAGGATTGCTGCGGCAGTGGTGATTAAGGATGAGAAGAAATGGCTGGATCGTGATCTGGCCTTGGAGCTATGGCGCAAGAACACGCTGAAGAACAATCACGCGAAGGTGGATGAGGCCGATCCGGTTGAGGTGATTGAGGCCGCGGCCGATCCGGTGGAGTTAAAGCGGCGCGTGAATGCGCTGCCGGATGATGCAATTCCTGAGTTGAATGAAAGCAGGGCACGGCGTGAGCATTACCAGGCAGAGCTGGCGAAGTTGCAGGTGGCGCAGCAGCGCGGCGAGTTGGTGCCAGCTGATGAGGTGAAGAAAGCTGCGTTCCAGGTGGGGCGCAGTGTGCGTGAGGCGTTGGCGAATTTGGCGGATCGGTTGAGTCATCAGCTAGCGGGCGAGACGGATCCGGTAGTGATCCATGGGCTGCTCAGTGATGAGCATCGTGATGCGTTGCTGGCGCTGGTGAAGGTGGAGCGATGAGCGTATGGACTGCTGCGTTCATGGATGGTCTGCGACCCGAGCCACCGTTGACGGTGAGCGAATGGGCTGATGAGCATCGAATGCTGAGCAGCAAGGCGAGTGCGGAGCCAGGCAGGTGGCGGACAGGAAGGACGCCTTACTTGCGGGAGCCAATGGATGAGTTGAGTACCACGAGCAATGTGCAGCGGGTGGTGATGATGTTTGCGGCGCAGACGGGCAAGACGGAGGCTGGCAGTAATTGGCTGGGTTATGTGATTGACCATGCGCCGGGGCCGATGCTGCTGGTGCAGCCCACGGTGGAGATGGCAAAGAGGCTGAGCAAACAGCGGCTGGAATCGTTGGTGACCGAAACGGCGACGCTGGCGGCGAAGATCGCACCTGCCAGGAGCCGTGATTCAGGGAACACGATGTTCGCCAAGGAGTTCCCTGGCGGAATGATGTTGCTGACTGGCGCTAACAGCGCGACGGGGCTGCGCTCTACACCGTGTAGATACATCTTCATGGATGAGGTGGACGCCTTCCCTGCTGATGTGGATGGTGAGGGCGACCCGGTGAGCTTGGCGGAGAAGCGAGCGACGACATTTGCGCGGCGGAAGATCCTGTTGACAAGCACGCCAACTGTGAAGGACTTCAGCAGGATCGAGGCGGAGTATCTGCGGAGTGATCAACGGCGGTTCTATGTGCCGTGCCCGAGCTGCGGGGAGATGCAATGGCTGAAGTGGCCGCAGCTGAAGTGGGAGAACAACGATCCAGGCACGGCGGTCTATGAGTGCGAGCACTGCCGGGAACGGTTTGCTGAGATCCACAAGCCGGCGATGTTACGCGGTGGTGAGTGGCGGGCGACGGCACCGAGCGATGGCAAGACTGCTGGGTTTCAACTGAGTGGGTTGTACAGCCCGCTGGGTTGGTTGAGCTGGGCGGACATCGTGGATGAGTTCCTGCGGGCGAAGGCTGATGCACCGATGCTGAAGAGCTGGTGCAACACCCGTCTGGCGGAGACATGGGAGGAGGACTATGCAAGCAAGGTGAGCGCCGATGGATTGATGGCGAAGCGACTGCCGTATGAGGCTGGTGTGTGCCCTGATGGTGTGCTGCTGTTGACGGCTGGTGTGGACGTGCAGGACAACAGGCTGGCGGTGAGTGTATGGGGCTGGGGCGAGGGCGAGACCGGCTGGCTGGTGTGGCACCAGGAGCTGATGGGCGACCCGACGCAAGTCGAGGTATGGGGCCAGTTGGATCAGGTGCTGGCGACTGCGTGGGCGACGGAGGGCGGCAAGGAGTTAAAGGTGACACAGATGGCGATCGACTCAGGCGGCCACTGCACCCATGAGGTGTACAACTATGTTCGCGAGCGTGTGCGGCAGGGCGTGGTGGCGATCAAGGGCAGCAGCAAGCGGGGCAGTGCTGCTGTGAGCAAGGGCAACAAGGTGGATGTGAACTGGAAAGGGCGGATCGTGAAGCGTGGCGTGGTGCTGTATTCAGTGGGTAGCGACACGATTAAGACCACGCTGTTCGGACGGATGCGGCACAACGAGGACGGGCCTGGTGGATTGCGATTCGGGATGGCGGCTGATGAGGAGTATTTCAAGCAGCTGACTGCTGAGAAGCAGACGCTCAGGTATCTGAAGGGTTTCCCTGTTAGGGAATGGGTGAAGAAATCAGGCGATCGCAATGAGGCGCTGGACTGTGCTGTCTATGCGTATGCGGCGTTGCAGTTGAGTTATCGAAAGTACAGCCGAGCGACGATGTGGGAGCAGTTGCAGCAGCAGTTGGAAGGAGGCGCTAAAACGCCGCTAAGATCAAGGAAGCAACAGGCGGCTCCGGCTGGTCCTGGGTTCGTGAGCAACTGGTAGGCCGTGAACATTCCTGCAACGATTCGAGCGGGCGACACGATCAAGTGGCGGGATGTTGCTGGCGCCGACAATTTGGGCAATCCGATCACAAGCGCGACATGGACGCTGACTTACTACCTGAGATATGACCACAACAACGAAGGTGCGACGGTAGTCGGCAGTGCCTATGGCACAGGCTGGGAGTTCACGGTTGCTACTGGCACCAGTGCTGGGTTCGATGCTGGTGATTGGTATTGGCAAGCCTTAGCGACACAGGGCGCTGAGAAGGTGACGCTGGGTGCTGGTCAGCTTGAAGTGCTGCCAGCACTGAGCTATGCAGGTTCACCTAGTGCATTTGACGGTCGCAGCCAAGCAGAGACTGATCTTGATGCAGTGCAGGCGCAGATCCGTGCGTTAATCAGCGGCGGCGCTGTGCAGCAGTACAGTATTGCTGGACGTAGCTTGAGCCGGTACAGCCTTGGTGATCTGATGACGTTGGAATCATCATTGAAGGCAGAAGTCAAGCGAGAGCAGAAAGCTCAGCTGATTGCTAATGGGCTGGGCAATCCCCACAACCTGTTCGTGAGGTTCTGATGGGTCTACGCACACGGCTGTTCAGGGCAATGGGCTTTGAGCCAATTCGTCAGCCGCGTGGGCGGATGTATCAAGGCGCGCGTGTGAGCAGGCTGACGAGTGATTGGGTAACAAGCGGGACCAGTGCTGACAGTGAAATCAAGGGCAGCTTCAAGGCATTGCGCAACCGTGCCAGGCAACTGTGCAGAGATAATGACTATGCACGGCAGGCATTGCGGAGCATCCAGAACAATGTGATCGGTCACGGTATCCGGCACCAGGGCCAGGTTCGGATGCTGCGTGGCGGGAAATTAGATGAGACGGTGAATGAGCAGATTCATATGGAGTGGGAGAAATGGATGCACAAGAACAGCTGTGATGTGGGCGGCATTTTGGGTTTTCATGATATCGAACGCTTGATTGTCCGCAGCATGGCGGAATCTGGTGAAGTGTTCATCAGGATGATCCGCAAGCCATTTGGCAAATCGAAGGTGCCATTCGCGTTGCAAGTGTTAGAGGCGGACTATCTGATCGATGATGAGATGCCACCTGTTAAGAATGGCAACTTTGTGCGGATGGGCATTGAGGTTGATCAATATCTGCGGCCAGAGGCGTATCACTTCTATGCATCCCACCCTGGTGATATTTCAGCAGGGTTGCCTCGTGTGAGTCAGAAGCGCATCCGCGTGCCTGCTGATGAGGTGATCCATCTGTTCCTGCCAGAGCGGCCGGGCCAGACCAGGGGCGTGACGTGGTTTGCATCGGCGCTGATGCGGCTGCACATGCTGCAGGGCTATGAGGAAGCCGAGGTGGTGCGTGCTCGGGCCAGCAGTGCGCTGATGGGATTCATCCAGTCACCTGAAGGCGAGCTGATGGGTGATGAGATTTATGATGATCAGCGCGTCAGTGAGTTCACCCCTGGTGTGTTCAAGTATCTGGCGCCGGGCGAGAGTGTGACAGTGCCTGATCTGAACGCACCAGATGGGCAACTGGAACCATTCACACGTTCGATGTTGCGTGCTGTGGCGGCTGGCGTTGGTGTGAGCTTCGAGAGCATCAGCAAGAACTTCAGTGAGAGCAACTACAGCAGCAGCAGATTGAGCCTGCTTGAGGAGCGCGACACCTATCGGGTGCTGCAGCGGTACATGATTGAAAACTTCCATCAGGAGGTTTTTGACCACTGGCTTGATATGGCTGTGCTCAGTGGATGTTTAGATTTGCCAGCGTATGAAACCAATCCTGATCGGTATCGCGCGAGCAAGTGGGTGCCACGTTGTTGGGAGTGGGTTGACCCGCAGCGTGAGGTGGATGCATACAAGACTGCGGTGCGGTGCGGCTTCAAGACGCTGGCGCAGGTGATCACGGAGCAGGGCGGGGATCTGGATGCAGTGCTGATGCAACGGCAATCAGAGCTTGCCAAACTCGATGAGATGGAGATTGTGTTGGATACAGATCCAAGCGAAGTTACCGAAGGGGGTTCAGTGCAAGCTGTAAGGCCCATGGGTTCTGAGCCAGCATTTGAAGAAACGCAGCGACCAGTGGATGATGAGGAGGAAGAAGAGGCTGAAGAGGCTGAGACTTACTGATGGCCAATATCAATGGCACAGAGGTGGACTTGATGCCCACTGATGGCATGAAGCAAGAAGCGCAGCGTTATCGCGATTGGAAAGCGGCTGGCCGTGCAGGCGGCACTGAGGTTGCAGCGCGGCGTGCTGGACAGATTCTGAGTGGTGAAGAGCTGAGTGCTGAGACAGTAATCACGATGGCGGCATGGTTCGCGCGCCACGAGGTGGATAAGCAAGGCGAAGGCTTCAGCCCTGGTGAGGATGGCTACCCATCACCTGGCCGTGTTGCATGGGCGGCGTGGGGCGGTGATGCTGGTCAAAAATGGGCTGACACAAAAGCCGATAGAATCAAGGCATTACAAGAAAGAAGCGCAATGGAACTAGGGCGCCCTTATCCCAACGAACATGCTGCGCGGTTGACTGATCCTGGGCAGTATGACTCGTTGCGTCGAGAGAACGATGCAGGCGGCCCAGGCATTGATTTCATCTATGGGATCAAGGCAGGAGAGAGCGAAATTCAAGCAATCCGTTTCCGCAGTTCTGAATACAGTCCTGCTGAAGCGCGTGCATGGCTAGCTGAACATGACTTCGAGCCGATCGAATTTGAGGAAGCCACTGGCGATGGCGAGGCTGAGCGTGCTGAGCCTGACGGGTTGAAAGAGGGCGATTTTGTGCAATGGGACTCAAGCGGCGGCACTGCTCGTGGTCGGATTGTTGATGTGCGCCGCGAAGGCAAACTCAATGTCCCCAACACTGAGTTCAGCATCAATGCAAGTCCAGAGGATCCAGCGGCATTGATTCGGATTTATCGCGAAGGCGACGAAGGCTGGGCGGCGACTGATACGCTGGTGGGTCATAAGTTTTCAACACTGACAAAGATTCCTGCGCTTCGTGCCATGGAAGGCAGGTACAAGCGCAGTGAAGTGGTTGAGGTTGAAGCTATTGAGGACCGGACCTTCGAGTTTCCTTTTAGCTCGGAGTATCCGGTGGCTCGGTATTTCGGCAACGAGATTCTGAGCCATGAACCGAAGGCAGCTGATCTCAGCCGTCTGAACGACAGTGCTCCGCTGTTGTTCAACCACAACCCCGATAAAGTAATTGGTGTTGTGGAGCGTGCATACATCGACGACAAACGTCGGAGAGGCTATGCGCGTGTGCGGTTCAGCCGCAATGCATTCGCTCAAGAAATTCTTGGCGATGTGAGGGATGGCATTCTTAGGAATGTTTCCTTCGGCTACTCCATCGACAAAATGGAGGAGCGCGGCGATGGCGACTTTGTTG